AACATTTTACCATTCCACGATTGTCAGCATATTTAAGTCTTATATATTGACTGAATATGACGTCAAGTTTTTTAACAAGTTTTGATCGTGTCGGCTTCTTTGCAGTCTTGGGCATTGTTTTACGCATCCATGTGATCCAATAAATACTTACCAGTTAATGGATCAATTGTTTTTATTTGTTTGTAGATGAATTTTGAATCGGATTTTACTTGTTTCTTTTCAGCCTTGGTTGAATCAATACCAAGATTTGTGTATTGGATTGCATCCAATTGAAGAAGTTCATCCGTTCGTTCTTTAACGGACAATTGAAAATCACTTGCAATTTTTTCGGCTAATTGCCGAATTCTTAATTCATCAGACATTGTTTTTTTATTTTAAAATTAGACATATATAAACCACTAACCCACCAAAGTTCGGTGAATTATTTTTTATTTTCAAGATGTTTTGGAAAAACTTTGTCAACATTATCGTCCTTGGCCCCGGTATTTTTTGGAATAATTCTTGGACGATTTTAAGTGTGATTGTTGACTTTTGGCATGAACACCGGGTCGTTTTACTTTGGGTTTTTTCTTATGTTGATAAGTCTGTTGTTTTGCCATTATTTATGAAGTTTATTGCCGAATACTTTTTCGACACCACGTGAACCAAAATACCCCCCAATAACAACCGACAAAAGACCGGTAATTGAATCAAGGGATAAACCATAAAACCAACCCACAACGTAAGACAATGTAAGAAACCCCAATGTAAGGGGACGAACGTTTTGGGCCAACCAAGAACCGGAATGCGAGTCCGCAACCCATCGTCTTGTTGTTCCATCGATTTCAGCACGTTCGTTTTTTAATTTTTCAAGGGCAATTTCTTTGTCAGCTTCTGACATATCGGAACCCCCAATGATTGCTTGTATTACATTTCCAACCGGTGTTTGTTCTGCAATTGCACCGACAACGCTTGGAATCTTATTCAATAAGAATTTTCCGACATCGGTATCCTTGAATTTCTTTTTATCCATATCGTTGATCCTACGGTGTTAGTAAGTCCAAATGACGTTGGGGTCTTTATCGGAATGTTTGTCACCTGAATCGACATGGATAAACGTGGACGCAATACCCAATCTTGTAAAACCGGCTTGTAAGAAGGCGTTGACCATATCGTGTCGGTCACGGGAATTGTTGCAATGTACATCCGCCGCGATACCTTCCAAATGGGTTGAATTGGGTTTTCCCTTAACTTCTTGATTTTTGTAAATCGTGCGGTATGCCGAATTGATTCGCATTGGTCGCCCATATATTTCACGGGCATTGTCCAACATTTCAAGGAATCCTTGGTGCATGTTTGTTCCTGACCCCGGGTGATCGCTTGAATCGAATTCGGATAAATTAAAATATTTCATTTTAAAACTTCACCAATTAAAACAATAAGCAAAAAAACATGAATCATGATCATTATTTTTTTGTGTGATTTCCATTTGCCAATGTACCAATTTTTGGCCTTTTCAATTACTTGTCCGCCGATTTCTTTTATTTTATCCATTACCTTTTGTCTTTTTGTAAGTATTGTAAATCCTTCATAAAGTCCCGCATTTCAAGTCTTATTTCTTGGAATTCATTTTCAAGTTTTCTTTGTGCGGGCCAAGTGTATTGTTGTTCGTTTTCTTTAAGTTTTTTTGCCGCTTCTTCGACCAATCCAATCCTTGCATTTAACGTATAATAAGAACCAATGATTGAAGCAAACATCGCAAGCAATGTCACAATTTGCGGGACTGAAATAGTGAAGTCGGCCTTGCCGTCGTTGTTAATGTCGAATTTTGCCAATTTATTTGAGTTTTTTGTAAATACTGATTAAGGTATAAATGATCGCAAGAATCAACGACACCACTTGTAAAATGGGTTCAATTTCTGTAAGGCTTACCAATAAGGCGAATACATTTAATATATATAACTTCAAATCTTGCATTTTTTATGCGCCTTGTAGGTTACATTGAACCGTTAATGCAAATTTTTCACATATAACCGCTGGAAATGCATAATTAAGTATCGTATTTTGAAATACACCCATAGAAGAACCATTTTTATAAAATGCATAAGCAGACCCATTATAAGCAATTGATACTGTGTCGCCTTGTGAAAATGATCCATAAACAGAAAAGGCTTGGCAACAATTAGAACCTCTAATAATGTTTCCAGATGCCTTCCAAAGATAAGAATTAGTACTACAACTCAATGACGGATTTATGCCAGAACCAATCCAAGTATAGTTTGTATCTCCAATAGTTTCAAAATAAAATTCAGCATACACTTTGTCATTAACATCTGACCTCATAGAAGCGCCATAAACACCACGACCAGCACCACAATATGCAACGTTACTTGTTCCAAAAACAAATCTTTCCCCATAAGTACTAATTCCAGTATAAGTTCCATCATAAATACCACCGTCAGTCATAAGTCCGCCAGCGGCTCGAAATCCTGCGGGCATTGTGTATTGGAATGGAATACCTAATGCACCGCCACCAGCAGCAGCGGCAGTATTCACAGTTAATTTTTTTGGGAATGCCATATTTTAAAATTTGTAATTAATAATACTTGCCTTTGTTGTCAAGGCATTTATTACTTCTTCGTGTGTCGCACATTCAGTTCTTAATGACGTTCTTGCATCAAGGATTTCTTGCGGAACTGCGGTTCCTTCTTGTCCACGAATTATATACCAGTCAGTCTTTGCAAGTTGGAAATTATAAAAATCTTTTAATTCAATTATTTTTCGTTCCTTTATTTCAGCAACTGTTTCTGAATATGTTATTGATTCAACTGAGTATGTGAATACTTCGTTTGCTTCGTCAAAATATATGTCGCCAAGTTGTTCAGATTGTTTGGTGTCGGGTGTTACAATATCGTAAAATCCAAGACCTTTCAATTCTTCGTCCGACATATAATTTATCCCAATGATATTACCCCAAGTTTTTGGAACTGAAGAATATGTTTTAATTGTACCGTTTAAATTTATTCCTTTCATTTTATTGTTTTAAGGTGTTGTGTCTGAAGTGTAAGAAGTAACAACGTAATTCAAAATTGCATCCGAATCATTGTCATCAATACATATTACTTGAATGTGGTTTGTATTTGCACCATCATAATCGGCTTCAGCTAATTTATTAATGGCTGAAGTTGTAAAGTCGTCTGTGAATGTAATGGTTTGCGAACCAGTCACAAGGATGTCGATCACTTGTCCCTTCTTGATGTTTTGAATGTTTAATGTCGTTGCACCCGTAAGTGCCGAAGTCAATTCAAATATCCCATAAGAAGACGCATCCAAATTGATTGTTCCGCTTGTTGTGGCGATATCTTGTTTATCTGTAAAACGACCTTCCAATTTTGCATAAGAAATTCCATTGTCTTTAACTTGCAATTCACTACTTAAATTGTATTCAATAGTAATTCCATCTGCTGATGTTATGTCCTTTAATCCTGATAAATCAATTGTAAATGTACTGGCATCGTCACGTGTGAAAGTAACAATTCCAGTCGCGACATTTAATGTTCCGCTTGCGATTGCACGTGCATCTTCGTCTAAGTATGAAGACAAATCAACGGTGCTTGTTGTTCCATCCGCACGGGTTAATGTAAGGACGTCGGAAACAATCGAAATACTTTGTCCGTTGTATAATTCCGTAATATTGTCATTGGTTTTTGAGAATGCGCTTCTTAGGGGATCGCCGGTACCGTCGTTCGCGGACACTCCTATATTAATAGTTTGCTTGGCCATTTTGTAAGTTATTGATTATCAGTATTTTATATATTTATTTTTATTCTTCTGTCGCGTCTGCCTTTAATGTTGTTGAATCTGCCGAATATGCCGTGTCATCTGCTGACAATATCAACGCACCCGCCCAACAAGCCGGTGCAGATAATGAAGGAATTGCGTCCGTTGTTTCGGATATATCGCCGAACCAAGTCGAACAATAAATTTTCCCCCAATCAATCGTGTTCGCCATACTTATATAATTAATTTTTCTTCTTTTTGTTATATAACGACGTCAAAAATGTTTTCAGTTTTTCGACGTTTTGTGTTTTTGGTTTGTACGTATTTATAAGACCCATCCCGTGTAACTTTGTCCCGTAATTGGTGAAATGTCGTCGTTTGAATTTGTATTGTATTCAGGATACAAACTTGGTGCATTAAATGACAAATGTTCAATCAAACGATCTGCATAAAATTGCATGATGTCGCGTTCCTTTTCAACCAAATAATCTACTTCATTTTTATCAACCGCACTTGCATTTTCACTTGTGTGTTTGAAAAGGCCTTTGTTGCCAATTGTGATGTAAGAAAATGGCAACCAATAAACCATTGCCGAATGAATTAAAACGGGCTTGATATAATTATTTACAAGCGACAAATAATTCCCGGCCAATGATGACGATTCAATATCAGTTTGAATTTTTTCGTACAAATCCGTTCCTAATAATTGTTGTATGTCGATTTCTTGGGCAATAAGAATAAATTGAATAAACTTATCCACGTCAACATTTCCATTCAAATTGGAATATTTGACCAAATCCGCCCGTGTGATCATTAAACCTTTTGCCATTATCCTTTAAAATTTGGGTGATGTCCACGATCCGATCGTGTGATGTTTGCTTCCGTCACTTCTTTTGGATTTTTTGGAAGTTTAAATCCTTCACGAACCGCTTGGTTCACGTTTACAAATGTGGTTCCGTCCAAGGCATTTCCACCCCATTCAGTTCCATCTTTTTTCAATCTTTTCTTGTATATACGTCTTTCCCATCTATGGTAACAATTCACACCGCCTTGCCACTTAAATAATGAATAATTTTGTCCTTTGTGGCCATGTTCTTTGTTTACCCCACGCGCTGACATTTGTCCGATATCTTCTTTGCGGAATATTTTACCGTTTTGCATCATATTCACACAAAATGGACGTGATTCACCTTTTGGGTTTCTGTTCGTTCCTTTGACGTATTTGTATCTTACTTTGTACCTTTTGTCGTCTTGTGTCGAATCGTCCGTTGCGGATAAGTGTAAACCATTTAAATATGATTCAACATTGAAATCTTCGGGTTCATCTTCGGTGTCGTCAACGTCAATAAGTTCGTATTCTTCAAGGTTTTCATCTTCGCCCAAGTCTTTTATCATTTCCCAAATTTCATTGGCCGTGTCGTCGTCTAAGAATGGACGATCGTCTTTTGATAATTTGACACCGGTTTCTTCTTCACGGGTTTCGTTTGTGATTGCGTTTTCGGTTTCAATGAATGATAATGGTTGAAGTGTTTTGAAGTATAATTTCAACGAAATATTGTTCTTTGCAAGAATGTCGTCAATTGCTTCACAAATTAAATCTTGATAAGGTTTTATTGTGACGTTGTTGAACAACAATGAAGCGGTTTTGATTTCGTCTGCATTTGACCCAAGACCGTTGTTTTCTGTACGAATACCCAAAAGAAGGGGTGACGTGACACGATGGGCCACAATTAACTTATTTGAACACTCACGACTTAGATATTCGTAATGACTTGGTGCGTCATTTAATGGAATATCGTCAACCGTGGTTTTG